CCCTAAAGTTTGGCAACCAAAAGAAGATGAAGGTAAAATATATCGTATACCACATTTACGCCATATTGATTTATCTTCAGGTAATTGGTTAATCCTTGGCAGAACAAAAAAAATTAGAAATGAAATGATAGAAGAAATACTTTTAGAACAAGGTTATTGGTATGGCCGAGGTGAACATAGACCAGTGTCTACGACTGTTTTAGGGGCTATCGATGTATGGAAAAAATTAAAGTCTGGTAACACGGTTACCTTAACGGAGGTTAAAACTTTATATAATAAAATAAAAACTAAAGTTGGAATTAAGCATGGTCACAAAACAATGAAAGTGGAGAATGATAAACAATTATTTACATTACAGCAACTAAAAGATCATCATGGTTTACTTGTCGATGGAGAGTGGTGGGACGTACTCAGTTCATTAACACCTTTTGAAATTACTTATTTACGGCGGCTTGAGAAAATAGGTGAAGACATAACAACAGAACCACGAATTCGTGTTTCTACAATTCATCAAGCTAAAGGCGGAGAATGTGAAAATGTCATTGTGTTATTAGATTTAGGAAAGATTGTTTATAGATCTTATTTAAAAAATCCTGATGATGAGCACCGTGTTTTTTATGTTGCTGTCACCAGAGCTAAAAACAATTTGTATATTGTTGAGGCTCAAAAACAACAAGGTTACCGAATGTACGGTGATGAAAGGATGCATGATGATTTATAAAAAAATACTTAACAAAGCCATTGAATTGATCGGCGGAGCACGAAACACGGATTACGGAGATCGGGTTACCAATCATCAAAACATCGCTAACTTATGGTCTGCTTTTTTAAATAAAAAAATATCAGCTCATGATGTAGCAATTTGTATGGCTCTAGTTAAAGTAGCGCGTCTCATGCATAGTCGTAAATCTGATAGTTATGTTGATCTAGCAGCGTATGGCGCAATTGCAGGTGAGATAGCAGAACGTGAGGAGGATAAAAATGACTAATGTTACAGAAACAAATTTTTTTCAACCGAAACCAGAATGGGTTCCTCCACATGAACTACCTGATATCACTGATGCAAAAGTTATTGCTTTTGATTTAGAGACCTATGATCCACAACTAAAAGCAACTGGACCAGGATGGACAACTAAAACAGGGCATATTATTGGCGTAGCGGTAGCCGTGGATGGTTGGAAGGGTTACTATCCTATTCGTCATGAGAATGGTTTTAATTGGGATAGAAGACGTGTTTTAACGTGGATGAAAAAATTAATGCAAACTAATGCTATTAAAGTAGCGCATAATGCAGTTTATGATTTAGGTTGGCTATATGCAGAGGGTATAGATGTAAAAGGTCCAATAGTTGATACAATGTTAATGGCTCCTATTTTAAATGAAAATAAATTTTCTTATTCATTAAGTGCGGTGGGAAAAGATATGCTTGGTGAAATAAAAAATGAAACACTTTTAAAACAAGCAGCTACTGAGTTTGGTATTGATCCTAAAAATGAAATGTATAAGTTACCAGCTATTTTTGTAGGAGAGTATGCGGAGCAAGATGCAGACTTGACTTTACGACTGTTTCACCACATGCGACCACTCATAGAAAAACAGAGTCTAAACACAGTGTATAAATTAGAGATGAATCTTATACCAATTATATTTGAAATGACAAAACGAGGAGTTAGAGTTGATAGAGAAAAAGCAAGACGTTATAAAAAAAGTTTTAAGAATACAGAAAAGAAGATACTTGATGAAATATTGGCAGACACGGGTATTGCAGTTGATGTTTGGGCTGCGGCTAGCGTTGCAAAAGTATTTGATAAACTTAAAATAGATTATCCGAGAACAGAAAAAACACAGGCACCTAGTTTTACTAAAGATTTTTTAATACATCATTCACACCCAATTGCTAAAAAGATTCAAAGTGCTCGAGAGTTTAATAAAGTGCAATCAACTTTTATTGATACTATTTTAAAACATGGTGAGTCAGGACGCATTCATGCAAGTATTCATCAAATGAGAGATGGTACATCAGGAACAGTGTCAGGTCGATTTAGTTATTCTAATCCAAACTTACAACAATTACCCTCTCGTAATAAAGAAATTAAAAAACAAATACGTGGATTGTTTTTACCTGAAGAAGGAGAGACATGGGGATCTTTTGATTATAGTCAGCAGGAACCACGGATCGCGTCACACTTTGCTTCAAGCTTAGGATGCGAAGGAGCTAAAGATGTTGTGGAAGAATATCAAAAAAATCCTGATGCAGATTTCCATAGAATAGTAGCAAACATTGCTAACATTGGAAGAGATCAGGCAAAAACTATTAACCTTGGATTATTTTATGGCATGGGCGTTAACAAACTTTCCAACGAATTGCAAGTGAACGTTGATGTTGCAAAAGAAATTTTAAAGGAGTACAATTCTAAGGTACCGTTTGTTAAGGAATTAACTAAACGCGTATCAAACTTCGCCAATAGTGAGGGTTACGTCTCAACAATCAAAGGTAGAAAATGTCGTTTTGAGTTATGGGAACCGACCACTTTTGGCGTGTTCAAAGCTCTTCCAGAAGATCAAGCAAAATTAAAATATGGTAAGCATCACATTTTACAAAGAGCTGGTACTTACAAAGCATTAAACAGATTGATACAAGGATCAGCGGCGGATCAAACAAAACAAGCAATGATAGAATTGTATAAAGAAAATTTAATTCCTTTAATACAAATTCATGATGAGCTCACATTAAGTTTTAATGGTGAAGAAAAAACTAAAAATAAAATAATGGAACTAATGACACATGCTGTAAAATTAACGGTTCCAAGTAAAGTTGATTGTGATTTAGGAAAATCTTGGGGCGATGCTACCTAGAAATATTGGCGGTTTTCTGCGGTAAAATAGATATGTCTTGCGTATGATATAATATTATATAATATATACTTATAATTTTAGAAAGAAGGAATTATGAAATATACTAAACAAGACTTATTTAAAATAATTGGCCCAGAATTTTTCTCTGCAATTTTTACTAAGAGTAATGGTGAGAAGAGAAAGATACTTGCTAAACTACATGTAAAAGATCAAAAGTTTTTTGCAGGTGGTGAATTACTTGGTGACAGAAATCATTTATTAGAATGCATTGATGTTAACGTTCTTAAAAAAGTTGATGATCCAAAAAAAGCTTGGAGATCAATACAACTAAATAATTTAATCAGCCTTAAAATAAAAGGTGTTGAACATATTGAGAAAGGAGAAAGTCATGCACAAGCCGCTTAAATTTATTGAACCAGTACAAATAGAAATGGATTTTAATGTTCCATTTACTTTCAAAGACAGCATTGCTAAAGTATCTAGAAAAAATCCAATGAGAGGATCTATCTTACAAAGTTTCTTAGGTGATGTTTGTCAAAATAAAAAATCTTCTTTTACTGATTGGGTATTAGATGCTAAAGAAGAAGAGCAAGAACAGGAGGATATATAAATGCATCCTGAAATAAAAGCAGAAATAAAATCTTTACAAGAATCTATAGCTCACTATGAAAGTGAGCTAAAGAAACCTGTTTGGAATTATATATTTGATGATGAAGATAGTCACACAAGAGCTAGAAGAATTATCAAAGTTAAAAAAGAACAGTTAACAAAACTAGAAAGTTGGTACGAATGAGTATTAAAACTATTAAAGTTATTCCTAATCCTGATGATGAAATTTTGGAGATACCAAAATTTTTACGTGACCTTGCTGAGAGAGATAAAAAAGAAGGTAAGCAAGGTAAAGGTTTAAATTCTATTTCTGAGGCACCCAAGATCGTGGTGCCTTCATTACCGATGTCACCTAAACAAGAAAAGAAAAAGCGCCAACAAGAGTTGATGTCTTTTCTTGCTAGCTTAGTTGATACTGATTTAAAGAAAAAACCACTTATTGCTAAAATGAGAGATAAGTTTCCTAAGCTTAGTTCTTCTCAGATTTGTCGATTTGTGAATAATCAATTGAAATTAAAAGTAATTGCAATTGATACTAAATATAAAACTAAACCTGTTATTATCAAAGGTAAATACTGGAGGGTCCTATGAAAAATTTAAAGTATTAGTTATCTAATACTTTCTCTAATAATACTTCAAGTCTTATCACTCGTTCTCTTATGTCTGGTATGTCTTGGAGTATTATTTTTTCTAGTTGCTGTTGCTGTGACTCAACTGCTTCTAATCGTTGAGACATCATTCCATAAGTTACTCCAGCACTTATCAAAATTAATCCTAACCAAATAGCGTTTCTAAAATTAGTTTCCATTAAATTATTCTCCTATTTAAAAACTCATTTCTTAATGAAGCATCTAAATCTTGAGGGTTTGAAACTTCTCCTAATGCATTAAAGTTTAAACCTGTAGGACTTTCTCTGTTTATTAAAGTTGGATTGTCTTTCATTTCTTTAATCATGTTAATGTTACTTATTCCTGTGTCTGGATATCCTGCCTTATTAGCTAAGTAGTTTCGATAAGCTGTGCTATCTAATGTAACACCTCCTATTCCAACATTATTTGCATTAAAGTTAGAAAAAGGTATTCTAGGATTATTAGGAGCACCTGCTAACTGACTAAAATCTAAAGAACGATTACCACGAAGCGCGTTAAAATCATTTTGATTAGCTTGATACTGATAAGGCAACCTATTTACTATTTGATTTACAGTAGAGTTATCTACATTTTCTGTATTCAAACCAAATAAAATTTCTTTCGCTAACTCGCCTTCAACATTATTATT